CAGCATCGCCTATTGTTCTATTGCTTAAATAGGTGTTCCAATTTTGATAACCAATATTCCATTGATTAGAGTCACCACCTGTAGCTCCAATAGTTCCATTAACATCTAACTTGTAGCTAGGGTTTGCTGTACCTATACCAACATTACCTGTATTGAAATAATACACACCACCTGTGACAGTCAACTTTCCACCTGCCTGTGTCCAACGATAAGAACCTACAGCAAGTTGAGCTTCTCCCCATCCTGAAGACTTTAAGTAAGCAGTACCTCCGCCGTGTCCTGCGCCATCATCAGCATTGTGTGCTTGTAATATTGTTGAAGAGCCTGTGCCACCTGCACCCTCTAGATATATTTTTGATGCGCTACCACCTTTTACTTCTAAGGAATCTTGAAACTTTATAGCCATAGGGAGATATTAAAAAGGGTAGGGTTTTTAGCCCTACCCCTATTCTAATTTACAATAATTTGTGATTGTTATACGACAACTCCTTGTGCAACAACAGCTAAATCATAATCTAGTGGAGCTGCAACACGAATGCTGACTTCGTTACTTAGAGGATTGTGCAATACACTAACCATGTTCTCTTCTCCTGTGTCAACATTATAAGCCGCAACTACAGCAGTTCCAAACCTCAAGACACCAACTACTATAGTAGTCTCACCTCTAGGCATGACTACATCTATAAATGCATTTGTGTTGGAGATAGTTATAGTATCGCCAGACTCTGAAATACCAAGACCACTAACAGCAATGATGATGTCATCGTTTGCTCCACCACCACTTAATCGTATTTTCTTCTGAGAAGAATTAGCACCTGCAAGAGTGCTAATAGAGTATGTATAGTTGTTGTACTCACTAGGTACAGGGATGTTATAGTATTGGTCCGCATTATTAAATGTCCAACGGTCTGTTGTCTCATTCCAAATAAGCTCTGACTCTACATCGTTTCCACGATTAACAATAATACCTGCATCTTGAGTAGGGTCTGTTGCTCCGTCAATATCAGAATTAATATTAATGATATTATCAGCAAGGTCAATTTGCTCTGTATTGATAGTTGTGACAGTTCCATTAACTGTTAAGTTGCCACCAATGATAACATCATCAGAGAATGTTTTTTCTCCACCAATAGTTTGGTCACCGCTAGTTCTAACAACTGTGCTATCTACAGATACAGCAGCAGCATTAACAGAAATACCGTCTCCTTCACCAACACTAAGGCTGCCGCCTGTAGTTATGTTACCTGTAAGACCGTTACCTCCAACTACAGAATAAACTGTTCCAAATCGTACCCAATCTGTACCATTGTGGTACATAGGGTAGTTATCTGTTGAGTTAAAATATACAAGTCCCTTAGCCCCTGTAGGAGATGTTGCAAGCAAGTGAAGCTTTGCGTTCTGTAACTCTAAGTTACCTAAGTCAATATGGTCAGCGTACTTAATTGCCATTTTAGTTTAAAGTTGCTGTTCCGCTAGTATCACCTGCGAAACTGATTGTTATTTGGTTTAACGAATTGTATGTTATGCTACCCATGATGTTGCTGCTTGCAGAGTCAATTACATTTACGGCAGGGTATTTATTTAAGTTGTGGTTTATAGTCCAACTATCAGAGCTAACGCCTTGGTAGTGTGTGTATGTTTTATCTTCAACTACAGGACTCCATGTTCCATCACCTTGCAAAAAATAGTATTGTTCGCCACTTGCAGGTCCAGGAACAAATCCTGCTGCACCGCTTGATGCAGGAGGCCCCTCTTCTGTGTAGTCTACAGCTCCTGTGAAGTTAGCGTGACTATGTATACCGTCTGCTTTGCTGTTCCAATTTGAAACATCATTAAGCGTAATAGAACCTGCAGGAGAAGCAGTAAATACAGGGTCAACCTCTTTACCTAACTCTCCTGTTTCAATTTGCGACTTTACTAAGTCTGCATCAATCTTGGGGTTCTTAAACTTTATGCTCATTCGCAGTCTGATGTATTATCAAAAGGGTTCTTGGAATAAAAAACATTGCTGTTGTAAACATCTTCATCGCTGAAGATATCGTTTTTGCTTTCCTCGGCCTTAGCCTTTAGGGCTGCATCAGCTTTAATAAACTCAATGATTCTTTTCTTGAAGTATTCTATCTTAGAATCTATGCTTTCCGTAAGTGCATCAAATGTATATTGATTGCTTTTAGCCTCCTCGCTTTTATTGTACATCACATTACTGCGTAAAAAGTTATACGCAGAACGAACAGAATATAAACAAAGTATGTATTGTACTTGCTTAAATAGATTTTCTTCACTACCTTCGCTTAGTGCTTGTGTATCAACCTTAGTTGTTAAGTCATCGTACAACGATGAACCTAGCAAGTCTTGAATTGAAGTAGACTGCTCTAGCATTATAAGCGAGTGCATCGCACGGCTATCTATCCGCTGAGGAAGCGGAAAGTTATCATAAATGTAGCCGTCATTAATAAATAGAACTGTTACCATCTTACTCCTCTGTTATATCAGTTGTGTTTGCACCCTTGATTGATTCAAGGTTTACTTGCTCTTCTTTAATCTTGATGTCAATCTTGTCATAGCCGACAGTCGCAAGGATGCGATTAATCGTATCAAGAAGAATTTGTCTGTTAGGTAGCGTCTCTGTCGCTCTAAATATTTGATAAGCCGAGACAAGTTCGTTCCCTGTTCCTCCGAGTTTACCGCTAACCATAACCCCAAACAAGGTAGGGCTAGTGACATTATGAGCAGTAAGGATTTTAGCGTCATTAAGCCTTGATAATACATCTATCGTTTTGTCTAGGTTTTGTACATCTAGAGGCGTAAACTTAGGTGCGTCTTCTTGTTTCTTTACCCAAGAGACAACAAAGTTGTCACCTTCAGAACCTGTAAAAGATTCTTTGAATTTTAAATACTCTTCTCGCTGTTGCTCAGAAGACATATTGCGCCCAATAAAAGTAGCTAGAACTTTTGGAGTAAAACCATTTGCAGCTGAGTTCTCTATGTGTTTTCCGAACTCGTAGTCAGCCGTGATATAATGGTAAGCGGAAACATAGGAAGCAATACCATAGTAGTCATTCCCTGAATACGGGTTTTTAACATACAAGATTTGCTCTCTGCTACTTTTGTTGAATTTATCAAACGATTTTACTTTTCTAGGTTCGTTGTGCTGAACAGCGTCTGCCCCAACACCAAAAAATCTTCTTACTATGTACTCGTTAACTTTGCCCTGCTCGTTTGGCTCTGCAGCACGAACACCTTTTATATCTAAAGATGTAAGCTGAACAATCTTAGAATGCTGTGCATTCCATTTTACCAAAAGGGCCATTGCTCCATGAAGCTCATACTGAAATGCAGCGTGAGTCATTACATCATGCAATCCTGCATGCTTTCCAGAACAGTTTTTAATAAATGCCGAAATCTCAGATTGCTTAGGCTTAGACTTAAAAGCATCTGTATTGTAGTCAATGCCAATTCCAGAAACCATCTTTGACTTCTTTGAAATAATCCCTGCGTGTACAGGAGATTGCTTTAGCATCTTCTCTATGATAATAGGAAAGTCATCGCTGTTACCAAACTTAATATAATTACCCTCGTTTGTTAATCCTAGCTTATACTTACCGCTGAGGTTCTCTATAGAACGCTCTAATGCATTTGTAGGCACAGTCGTAGCTTTTGCTACAGAAGTACTAGATGCAAAATATTCTGTGATTGAGTCAAATAAACCCATAGTTCTTTTTACTAATTTACAATTATGGAGTGGTCGTTACCATCTTGGTAACATTATAATACACAGAAGTGTTATCTTCACTTAATCTTTGTCTATCGGTGCTTTGCCCTAAATCTACTAGGTATGAAGCATGCTTTACCTCGCCAATATAGACATCTAAAACACCACTCCCATAGTCACTGTCGCTGTTGCTACTAAGGTCAACAGACAATGTAAGGAAATCAGCATTATCTCTAAAGCTAACTAAAGTGTCTGTAAAGGAAATAACATTACTTGTATCCGACTTAGTAATAGTGATATCATACTGAGCATCACTAGACATGTTAGCTGTCTTAATAACAGATATATAATTGTTGCTTCCTATCTTTAGTTTCTTCATAGTAAAAAAAAAGGGGAGGGAAATCCCTCCCCTTGATTAAGTTAATCAATTAAGATTAAAGAGCTTTAATAGCAGTCCAAAGAGCAGAGCTTACACCGTAAGACAAGCTGTTTTCTTCTCCTGTTAAAGTCAATTGGTAACGGTTCTTGTCGGTACGAGAAGCACCTGTAGCACCATCAACAGTCCCTGCGTACAATCCGAACTCAGTTCCGATAGCGTGTACAGTTCCTGCAGCAGTTTCTACGATAGCAACCATCTCGCCACCACCTGTAGCAAGAGCGTCAAGGTCGTTACGAAGTTGTGCGCTCATACGAGCAAACTCAACCTGTACAGTTGGCACAGCAGAAGCTGAACCATCAGCGTTTACAGTTTTAACATCAGAGAAGTTAGAGAAACCATCCTTGTTGTTAAACCCTAAAGTAAGTACATCAGCAGCAGTGATTAGCGAAATAGCACTCACACCTGCCGCAAAATCAAACTGAGCGGGAGACCCGACTACAGGAGGAGTTGCGGTAGGGTCAGCTGCAACAGCTGCAGCAAACTCAATCTCAGGAGTAGCATCTTCAATAGCGCCATCCCACTCTGATTTTTCCATTAATTTGATGGTCTTTAAACCACCAGTGAAATTCAAACCACAGTCATAAGTCATGTCGTTCAAATTTGTAAAGTCAATTACACATCCAGGCATTTTCTTTTTATTTTAAATAGTTATAAGGAGGGGTTTCCCCCTCCTATAAATTATGCGATGTCCTTAGCATAAACGATTTCCTCACCTTTTAGGTAAGAGAACCCTAGCTTGAACTGACCCCAGATATTGTCTGTAGACTCTTTTGCTTCGTACTCCATATCAATGGCACGAGTGTCGTTGTAGTCATCAGTCAACATAACCAAGTTTTCTGGAGCAGAAATGAAGAACTCATTATCAGCCAAAGAAGACAACAATACTACCTCCATACCAAAGTAGTTAGGAACACCACCATCAATGATACCTTGAGGAGTTGTAGTGTGCTTGTCAGCGATAGCGATTTGGTAGTGTTGCATAGCTTTAGTTCCAACAAAGATTGCAGGACGCAAAGCACGGTCAGCACCGCCATAAATTTGAGACAACATTTCAGCAGACATAGCTTGGTAAGCACCTTCAAGGTGAGTCAAGATGTTTGCATCGCTCAATACTGCATCAGTATCGTAAGTGATTACATCAGCGTCAGCTGCCATTTCAGTAGTCAATTCAGAAGCAGCTAGCTCTAGCGCTTTTTGAGCAGACAATTTTGCGAAGTAGTCAAATACCCAATCCTTGAACTCACCGTCCATAGTTTCTGGGTTGTGTTGACCTTTCTTCAACAATACTGAACGGTAAGTAGTCTCAAGTACATTCTTACAGTTTTTAAAAGCCCACTTGTAAGTAGATACAGTCATCTCTTTTTCATCAATAGAAGCAGAAGATTGTGGGTCAAAAGTACATAGGTCAGAACCAAAAGTCAAAGAAGCATCAAAGATAGGTACTTGAACTTTTGATTTTACACCATCAATAAGGCGAAAACGCTCCAATACGGCAGCGCTCTTTACCATAGAGTCAATAAATAAATCGGGAGTGCGGTTTCCCCAATCTAATGTAGCAACAGTTACAGCCATTTTTTTTAAATTTATCTAGTAGTTAAACTAATTTACAATTCTTAATATAGTCGTTTGCCAAAGAAGCTGTCAATCATGCTTACTTTAGCCTTGTTAATTTGCTTGAACTCAAGAGCTTTAACCTCTTCAACTTGTTCAGCAACTTCATCTTGTTCTGCACTTAATTGCAGCTCTGCTTCCTCTTCGGAAACTTCGGGTTCAACCTCAGAAAGTTCTTCTTCAACTTCAGCTACTACTTCGGCAGGTACTTCTTCCTCTACTACTTCTTCAGCAACAGGCTCTTCAGCAACTTCCTCAACAGGCTCTTCAGCTAATTCTACAACTTCTTCTGGCTTAGATTCTTCCTTAGAAGAAAGTAATTCTTTGAGTTGAGCGATTTCTTCAGACATTTCAAGAACTAGTTCAGTCAAAGTTTTTTGGTCCTCAGACTGAGCATTTAACTGCTCTTGCATTCTTACTTTAAATTCGCCAAACATCTCTCCAAATTGAAATTCAGTCATTTCGTTTACTTTTTTGATGTCAGCATTTATTTCAATTGAGAAGCCGTTGAACTCTTTGTTCTTTATAGCATCCCAAAGATTTTCGTCCTCAATTTGAGCCTTCATGAACAATGTACCGACAGGTAGGTCAAATCCATACTCATCAGACTTGTCAATGTCAGACTCTTTAATCCACATCTCAAGCATTACTACAGCATCGGTGTCATACTGATGCTCAAGATTAAACATGTTAAAAAATCCGTCCTTACTGTATTTGTAAACAATCTGCTCTATTGTCTGAGCAGAAAAACGGACATAATATTCACCGATTTCTTCGTTTCGTCTGTATATAGGAGAATCTGGAATTAACAGCGGGCCTACGACCTGCTTTTTTTCCTCGTCAGTTGCCTGAAACTTAATCTCCTTTTCTTTATTGAATGCAAGAAAGCCTTCCATAATAGCAGGCTTGTCTACAATGCTTATCTTAAACATTCCCAGACCTTCTTTGCCTTCAATGTTAATATCGTATAATGGTAGTTTATCCATCTAAAGTCCTATTCTGCGAAGAAATTCATTTTCATCAAAATCCTTTACTTCTGATTTTAGTATTTGGATTTGCTTTTTAGCAAGCTCCATCCTATTACTTTCGTCTTTTATACTCTTTAGTATGTCAACAATTCCGTCAATCATTTCTTTGTCGCTATACTCTTCCTTCTCTTTCCTGTTGCCCCAAGGCATCTCTGCAGATTCCACAGATGCTTTTACAGTTCCGTTGCGTATTGATTCGGCTTTTTTAATAGCCCAATTAACTCCGCTTGTTCCTCCCCATCCTAGCCAAGCAACATATCCTCTATCTTTCCAAGGTTCGTTTTTGTACTTAGGGT